AACACGATCTTCGCCTTCGACATGGAAGCTTCGCCCACCTGTCTCGGCATCACCTTCCCGCATGACGGGCAGAACAGTTTCGTGTCGCCCTATTTCGCCTGCACGACCGCGGTCAACGCGACGGCGAGCACGCGCAATGTGCTGATCAACCCGACCTATGCCGGCACTGTCGTCAACCGCGGCCCGCAATCGACCGGCATCCAGATCGTCGGTACCGGCAACCGTGAGGTGTGGCAGTTCCCCGCCTCCGCGACCTACACGGCGGCCGGTATCGACGACAAGACCGCGCTCTCCTCGTTCAACGTGCCGGGCGCATCGCTCGCGGTGACCTTGCCGTCGCCCGCCGCGGTCGGCGCCGGCTGGTCGATGGGCTTCGCGACCGATAACGGCAAGGGCCTGACACTCACCGCGCCTACCGGCAATATCCTCTCCGGCGGCAAGTCGCTGTCGTCGGTGACGCTCGGCCCCGGCAATTACGAGTATCTGCAGCTCGAATCGGACGGCAACAATTTCCGCGTCACCGCCGGCACCCGCAACACATTGGCGACCAACGGCTTGCAGAGCCGCGACTGGCCCGGCAACTGGCTCTACCCGTCGACCGCCGGCTATGCCGCCGCGCTCGGCGACAATGGCAATGTCCTGTCGAGCTACAACACGACCGCCGGCCTCACCGTCACCCTGCCGTCCACGACAAACCTGCCGTCGGGCTGGTCGATCGGCCTCGCGACCGATCAGGGAAAACCGCTCACGGTGCAGGTCAACCCGACGGCCGACGGCCACATCCTCTACCCGCTCGCCAACGCCGCGTCGCAGACTTCGCTGAGCCTCGCCGGCAACCTCTACGAGTTCGCGACATTGCAATACGACGGCAGCGGCAATTTCCGCGTCGAACAGGTGACGCCGGCGACGGCGCAGCAGCTCGGGCTCGCCGGCATCGGCGGCCTGTCGCGCTGGAATTTCCCGTCGACGAGCGCCTACAGCGCGGCGGTCGCCGACAATGGCAGCGCGATCTCCGCCTTCAATTCGCCGCTCGCCTATCTGACCGTCACCTTGCCGTCGATCGACCGGATCAACCCGGGCTGGACCCTGGCGATCGCCAACGACAACGGCAAAGTGGCGGCCTTGCAGGTCAACGCGACGAATGGCGGCCACATCCTCTATCCCGGCAGCGGCGCCGTCACCGGCTCGGTGCAGCTCGCCGCCGGCAATTACGAGTTCGCCCTCGTGCAGTTCGACGGCGCGAATTTCCGCCTGTTGCAGGTGACGCCGGCGAGCGCCGCTGCGATCGGCCTCAATGGCGGCACCTGCCTCGCGCGCTGGAGCTTCCCGTCGGTCAGCACATACGCCGCCGGCCCGGCCGATTGCGGCCTGACGGTGTCGAATTACAACACGCCGATCGCGAGCCTGACCGTCACGCTGCCGTCGGCGAGCGCGATTAGCGCGGGCTGGTCGATGGCGTTTGTCGCCGACAACGGCAAGAGCCTCACGGTGCAGGTGAATGCCACCGCGGGCGGCCAGATCCTGCTGCCCGGCACCCGTGGCGCGCAGTCCGCGCTGACGCTCTACCACCAGAATTACGAGCAGGTCACGCTGCAGTTCGACGGCAGCAACTTCCGCGTGGCTACAATGAGCCCGGCCACCGCCTCATCGAACGGCATGTTTCCGCCGACCGCCACGCCGGCGTCGAGTTCCGCCGCCTGCCAGACCGGCCAGATCGAGTTCGATTCGAACTACCTCTACGCCTGCACCGCGCCCAACACCTGGAAGCGCACCGCCTTGTCCACATTCTAGTGAGCCTCGGACCCCGCCGAGAAATGCTTCGTTTACCCCCTTTAATAGAAACTGCGCGGTTGTCCCATGCTAAAAAAGCGGGCACGTTCAGAAAGAGACCGACGTGCCGATGCGGGTTTGACGATGCTCAAGATCGAAATCGAGCGCGAAGACGACGGGCGGTGGCTCGGCGAAATTGCGGAATTGCCCGGCGTCATGGCTTACGGCGCGACGGAAGCCGAGGCGCGGACCAACACGATCGCTCTTGCATTTCGGGTCATCGGCGAACGGATCGCGCACGGCGAGCCGGTGCCGATCAACGTCCATGACTACTTCGTCGGAGCATGAGGAGTTGGCCATCCACCAGGGCGAGGCTTGTCCTGAGAGCCCTGCAACGGATCGGGTGGCGGATCAAGCGGCAATCGGGCTCCCACCGCACGCTGCAGCGGGCAGGGTGGCCGGACTACGTTTTCGCATTTCACGATGATGTGGAAATCGGGCCGGTCGCCCTCGCCAGGATAGCCAAGCATACCGGGTTGCGGCCCGAAGACCTCTAGAAGCTGCGCTGCATCCGAGATGGATGATCTAACATCGTAGGGCGGGTGAGCGAAGCGTAACCCGCCATTCGTTCACGACAGAGTCCTCAGAGTGAGTAGGCATCCCGGCGCAAGCCGGGATCTGCTTGTCAGAGGCAGGAGCAACTGACCGGTGGGTCCCGGCCTGCGCCGGGACGACGATTGTTTCTTCTCGCTGCCTCACCGTCTCATTGTGAATCCCCTTTTTCGCAGGAGCATGACAGATGCCCGATGGCGGTAGACGCACGCCCCTCGCCCTCTCCTACAGCTGGGGCCAATCGGCGCTGGAGGCGCAGTTCGCGGGCATGTTCCAGCCCGGCCAGGGCATCTTCTCGCCCGGCTACCCGCTGGCCCCTGTGGAACCCGAGCGCACCCGACTCTGGGACTTTCCGGTCGGCGTCAACACGATCACGGCGCCGCGCGCCTACGAGCCGGTCTCCTTCGCCGAGTTGCGCGCGCTCGCCGAGGCGCACGACATCACGCGTCTCGCGATCGAGACCCGCAAGGACCAGATCGAAAAGCTCGACTGGGCGATCAAACCAAGAGACGGCAAACCGCGCGATGCGAAGCCGCGCGACGCGAAGCGGCCCGCCGCCGATGCCCGCGGCCGTGCCGACCGCCTCGCCGAGTTCTGGCAATGCCCCGATGGCGAGCGCCCGTTCGGGACCTGGCTGCGCGAGCTCTTGGAAGACCTGCTCGTGCTCGACGCGCCGGCGCTGGAAATCCGCCACAACCGCGGCGGCGATTTGATCGGCCTCGATGTCGTCGACGGCGCGACGATCAAGCTGCTGGTCGACGACACCGGCCGCCGCCCGAAGCCGCCGGCGCCGGCCTATGAGCAGATCATCCACGGCCGCCCGTGGAAGCTTCTGACCGCCGACGAGCTCCTCTACCTGCCGCGCAACCCGCGCCCGCACAAGGCCTACGGCTTCTCGCCGGTCGCGGCAACGTGCCGCCCGGCCTCCTCAACGCGCCGGACGGCTGGAATGTCGAACAGATCCGGCAATTCCAGGAATGGTTCGACAGCGTGCTGGCCGGCAACACCGCGTCGCGCTCGCGCCTTGTCTGGGGCCCCGCCGGCACGAAGTACCAGCCGTTCAAGGAAGCGCCCCTGAAGGACGAGTTCGACGAGTGGCTGGCGCGCATCGTCTGCTACGCTTTCTCATTGCCATCGACCGCCTTCACCCGCCAGGTCAACCGCGCCACCGCCGAGACGGCGCAGGAGGCGGCGCTCGCCGAGGGCCTCGCACCGCTGATGGGTTGGGTCAAGCGCCTCGCCGACCATGTGATCCAGGACCGCATGGGGCACCGCGACCTCGAATTCGCGTGGATCGATTTGCGCCCGGCCGACCCCGCTGAGCAGGCCAAAATGCTCGACCTCTATGTCCGCGGCGGCATCTACACGGTCAACGAGGCGCGCGACATCCTCGGCTTCGACCCGGTGCCGGGCGGCGAAGTCGCGCTCGTCACCACCGCCGCCGGCCCCACCCCGCTCGCTCGCAATTCACCTGTAGGGCGGGTGTAACCCGCCATGCCGCGGCCCGCACGGAAGAGGGCGGGTTGCGCTGCGCTCCACCCGCCCTACGAAAACGAGTCAAACAGTGAGGCAACCGGCCGCGCAGCGGAAATTTCACCACGAAGAACACGAAGGACACGAAGAATAGGATGTCATTGCGAGGAGCGTAGCGACGAAGCAATCCCCATCGGTTGAGATACATCGGGAGGGGATTGCTTCGCTTCGCTCGCAATGACAGCTGACCGACGCACTTCGTGTTCTTCGTGCCTTCGTGGTGAATTTTCGGGGCGCTTCGCGCCCCTCTTCTCACTGCCTCGCTGTCTCACTGGGTGATTTGAACGGGCTCTCGCCTCCGGCTGATTGAAGGAAATATCGCAATGAAGCGTCTGTCGCGCCGCCGCAGGGCGGCGTTTTCGATTCTGGCGGCGGTGTTCCTCGCGCCGGCCGGTGGCGCCAAGGCGGCCGAAATCGAGGTGCCGGCCTATCGCGCGCTCGCCGCCGCCGAGGCGATGTCCGCCCCCGGCAACAATGGCAATGACTGGAGCGCCAACGCGCCGTTGCTGTCGGGCCTCGCGCTGCTCGCGACGATCCCCGCCGCGAGCGCGCCGCGGCTCGGCTATCTGATCCAGGCGCAATGCACCGCCGGGCTGACAATCGCCCTCGACGACCAGGCGGGCGCGCTCGCGCCGACGATCCTCGTGCTCGCCGGGCCGTCATCGAATGGCGGGCAGGGCGGCTCCTTGACGATGGCCGGCATGCCGCACACCGGCCGCATCCGCATCTATTCCAGCTCGTCGAGCTGCCAGATGGCCGCGCGGGCATGGTGACGCACATGAACCGTCTCCTCGCTTTGTCATGGGCGCTGCTCGCGTTGGCGATACCGCTGCCGGCGCGGGCGGAGATCGACGTGCCGCCGGCGATGGCGCGCGACGCCGCGAACGCCGTGCTGCCCGCCGCGCGCAACAATCTCGGGCTCGTGGCGGGCCTGTCGAGCGGCATCCTTGCCGACAGCATCGCGATCGCCGGCAGCCCGACGGGCTACGCCGCTGGCGACACAGTGACGTTGACCTGCGCCGGCTGCACCTTCTCGACCAACCCGGTCGTCATCGTCAGCGCGGTCTCGGCGGGCGTTCCGACCGCGATCCAGTTGCGCGTGCCCGGCCTCATTACCACCGCGCCGTCGGCGAGCCCGACCTTTACGCAAAGCGCGACCTCGGGCAGCGGCACCGGGTTGCAGGTGACGGCGAGCCTGGGCCCGCGCGCCTCGGATCTGGCGAGTCCCGCCCTCAACAGCGGCGGCGCCGCCAACGGCAATTTCATCCTCGGCAACGAAACGCCGCTCTCGACCTTCTACGGCTCAGAAACGACAGCCTTCGGCGACCGCGCCTGCAGCCATTTCGATGGCGTGGCGACGGCGAACAGCTGCCTTGGGCATAACGCTGGCGGCAATCAGGGCGCCGGCACGGTCACCGGCAGCTTCAACTTTTTCGGTGGTGACGATTCCGGCCGCAACATGACCGGCACCGTCAACAACAACACCTGCCTCGGAACGAACTCCTGCCGCGTCGTCGCCGCCAACAACAATGCGGTCGTCGGCTCCGGCTCTCTCGCGGCGTCATCGACCGGCGGGCAGAACAGCGTCCTCGGCGGCAACAGGGGCACGCTCATCAGCACCGGCGCGGCAAACCTGATCCTCGGCGCCAACGTCGCCAACCAGACCCTGGCGGGCGGTGGCTTCAACATCCTGATGGACGCCTCGAACCAGACGAATTCGGACGTCGATACGCCGGGCGCCAACACGACCGACATGCTCAACATCAAGCGGTCGATCGCCGGCACGACGACAAACCACGCAAACAACAACAACCCGTCCTTGTGCGCCGTCGGCATGCATTGCGTCTTGGGCGTCTTGCGCTCGGCGAACTTCAACATCACGACCGATCAATCGATCACGATCCGGCCGTTAACTAGCGGCAATGTCGGCTATCTCGCCGGCGCGACCAAGTACATCGTCACCGACATCTACGTCGGCAATTGCTCGGCCTCGCTGACCACCGCCAAGGGCGGCTTCTACACGGCGGCCTCGAAGGGCGGCACGATCATCGGTGCGGTGACGACGCCGTTCACGAATTGCACCGGCGCGGCGGCATTGCATCGCCTGTCGGGCCTGACCAACGAGGATACGACGATCTTCACCGCCGCGACCCTGTTCCTGAGCCTCACGACGGCGCAGGGCGGCGCTGCGACCGGCGACGTCTACATCCTCGGCATCCCGATCAACTGAGGCCGCCGCGCGACAGCGCGCGCTGCCGCAAGCATGTTCTCGCTACTGCGCTGCGCAGAGAAAACGAGAGCTCCGAAGGACACAGTAACAACTGTCATCCCGGCGAAGGCCGGGATCCACTGATCCGACGCACGAGCAGCCGAAGGGTGGATCCGGGCCTTCGCCGGGATGACGAGTATGATTAGTCATCGCGCCCTTTGCGTGCCCATCGCGCCCTCCGCGCTAAAGCGCTCTCTTTCTCCTTCTCGCTGTCTCGCTGCCTCGTTGTTCATCAAATCCACGGAGACGAATTGATGCGGTTCTATTGGCCGATCGCCAAGCTCGATCACGAACAGCGCATGGTGTGGGGCTACGCCTCGACCGAGGCCGAGGACGACCAGGGCGAGATCATCCGGCGCGACGCGCTCGCCGCCGCGCTCGCGGATTACATGCGCTTCGCGAACATCCGCGAGATGCACCAACCCTCGGCGGTCGGCATCGCCGAGGAGGCGGCGGTCGACGACAAGGGCCTCTATCTCGGCGCCCGCATCGTCGATGCCGAGGCCTGGCAGAAGGTCGTCGCCGGTGTCTACAAGGGGTTCTCGATCGGCGGCCATGTCACCGCCCGCGACCCCGCCGACCGCAGTATCATCACCGGCCTCGCGCTCAATGAGATCTCGGTCGTCGACCGCCCGGCCAACCCCGAAGCCGTGTTCGATTGCTGGAAACGCGCCGCTCTCGACACGCCGGCATCTCCCTCTCCGCCCCGCGGGGGCGGAGAGGACCGGGGTGAGGTGGGGGATCCCAGAGCGCTCGCCAGCAGGCCCACCTCACCCTCCCGGCGCGCCGCTGCCGATCAACCGCGCGAGCCCTCGGGGTTGGAGGGGCGGCCCCAAGGGAGTTCGGGGGCGAGCGGGCATGAAGACATCGAGTATGCCGATCCCGGCTATCAGCCAGATGGCGAGCGGCGCTACCCGATCGACACCGAAGAACATATTCGCGCCGCCTGGGCCTGTATTCACCAGCCCGCCAACGGGCGCCATTACACCGCGGCGCAGCTCGCCGAGATCCAATCGCGCATCGCCGCCGCCTGGCAGGACCGGATCGCCCCCGACGGTCCGCCCGCCGCGCATAAGCGTCGCGCGACCGCCAGCATTGCATGTCGGCACTCGCGGCCGCCTGCGCGCCTTGCTCGCGGAGCTCTGCGAGATGCTCGAGTCTGTCACCTCCGACGCTGGCGACGAACTTGCCGCATTGGCTCTCGCCGACACATTGCGCAAATCGCGCCGCGCCGAACCCCCGGATATCGGCGCCAGCCTCGCCAAACTCGCCGACGCCATCGTGCCGCGCCTCGACGCATTGCAGCGCCGCGTCGACGACATCGCCCGAACACCGCTGCCGCCGGTGACCGCGGCGCGCGCCGTCACCGCCATTTCGAAGCGCGACGATGGCGGCGGCGCTGTCTTTGCGTCGGGGGACATCGTCGCCGCGCTCGCCCAGATGAGCGGCGAAGAACGCACGCTGACCCTGATCAAGGCGGCCCACGCCAACCCGATAACATCCGCCGGCCGCCCCGCCCGCTAGAAATATTCACCAGAGAGGCGGTGAGAGATTGTGAGATCGGCTCATTTCAGCCGGCGCCCCTCGTTGCGACCGAAGGCGAAATAATGCATCGCCGGGTCCACACCGGTCGAAGCGACATCGGCGTTTAGCGCGAGATAGCGCTGCGGGTCGAAATCGGCCGGCAGCTCGTTAAGCCGCGCCAGGATGATCATGTCCTGGGGATGCTGTCCCCGGACGGTATCCCAGGCCCAGCCGCGCCAGAAGCCGTAGGTGACGCGCAGGACCGACAGTCCCGCTGTGCTTGCTAGGTGTTGCACGAGAGGCAATGAGAACACGGCAAAACCGAGCTCGCCGGTCGGGTCGGCAAACTCGCCGCCGGAGAGGCGTCGGTCGGCCGGGTTGTCGGGGTGGTCGAGGAACCAGGTCAGCAGGAGCTGGCCGCCGGGCTTCGTCATGTCGCGCAACGCCCGCAGATAGCGAGCGGCCATCGTCGGATCGAAATGCGTAAATACCGAGAAGGCGACCGTCAGATCGAACATGCCGTGGTGCGCGGCGAAGAACGCCGCTTCGTCGATCGCGGTGTCGCGGTCCGCCGCGGCATAGGGGTCGTAATGCGGATTATGGGCGCGCGTGCATCGAAAGGCGGTATTCGGAAAGCGGCTGGCGATCTCGAGATGACAGAACTGGATCTGCTTCGCCACCATGTCGGCGCCGATGAGCCGCCCTTCGGTGAGAAACTCCGCCAGCGGCACGCTGGTGCGGCCGATGCCGCAGCCGAAATCGAACACCGTGTGGTCGCGGCGTAGCGGGAAATTCTCGACGATGCTACGGAAATTCTGTTCGCCGATCGCCCTGGGTTCGGCATCGCCGACCCAGGCGCGCATTTCGCTCTGCCGCATCGCGTCAAAGACTGCGTCCGTCGCACTCACCTTTATGCCTCCCGTCATCGCTTTTAGGCTGGCGTGGCGGCGCGCACGCCCCGGCAGCGCGACGGCAGGTTAGGCCGCGCCGCTGATTGCGACAACGGCCTCGCCCCGTCCGCCGATATGACCGACAAGGAACGCTCGCTGACCCTGATCAAGGCGGCCCACGCCAACCCGATAACCTCCGCCGGCCGCCCCGGCTCCCATTCAGGTCGCTGACACATCGCAGTATCCCCTTGGCCGGGCTCGTCCCGGTCGTCTCGCGACTGACGATCTCACTGCCTCACCGTCTCACTGGTGAACCAGCCTGCCCGCCGCCCGGCCCTTTGGCCGGGTTTCTTTTTGCCCGAACGGAGGTGACACTGACATGAACCCGAACCCGACCCAGGACACGCTCGACCTCGTCAAGGGCGCGCTCGCCGCGCCCGACGAGCGCATCGCCAAGACGATCTCGACCTCGACCGGCCTCGTCGCCTTCGATCTGCAGGCCCCCGCCAAAAACCTCTTCCCGTTCGTGACGCCATTGCGCAATTCGATCCCGCGGGTCGGCGGCGGCACCGGCACGGCGACCAATTGGCGCCAGGTGACGGCCCTCATTGGCTCCGGCTTCGACGCGATGGGCTGGGTTCCGGAGGGTCAGCGCTCCGGCCAGATGTCGTACACGACAGCCTCCAAATCCGCCTCCTTTGTGACGATCGGCGAGGAGGACGCGGCGACCTACGAGGCGATCAGCGCCGGCCGCCATTTCGAGGACATCCAGGCGCGCATGACCTTCCGCCTGTTGCAGAAGATGATGCTGAAGGAGGAGATGGCGATCCTCGCCGGCAACGCCTCGTTGCAGCTCGGCACGCCGGCGACGCCGTCGCTGTCGGCTTCGGGCTCCGGCGCGACGCTCCCGGCCGCGACCTATTCGGTCATCGCCGTCGCGCTGACCCTCGAGGGCTATCAGAATTCCTCGCTCGCCGCCGGCATCGCGACGACGAAGACGATCACCGGCGCCGACGGCAAGACCTATGTCCTGAACGGCCGTTCCTCGAACAAGAGCGCCAACGCGACCCAGGCCGTCACCTCGGGGCAAACCCTGTTCGCCAGCGTCGCGGCGTTGCAGGGTGCGGTTGCCTATGCCTGGTATGTCGGCACCGCCGGCGCCGAGACGTTGCAGGCGATCACGACGATCAACAGCGCCGTCTTCTCTGCGCCGCTCGCCGGCGGTCAGCAGGCGGTGTCGGCGGTCACCGCCGACAATTCCGCCAACCCGAACTATGCCTATGACGGCCTCCTGACGACGGCGCTCAAATCCGGCTCCAACGCCTATGTCAAGACGATGGCGACCGGCGCCGCCGGCACCGGCACGCCCTTGAGCTCCTCGGGGCGCGGCTCGGTCGTCGAGATCGACACGATGTTCCAGCAGATGTGGAACCTCTACCAGGTGTCGCCGACCGTGCTCTACGTCAACGTGCAGGAATTGCAGAACATCACCGCCAAGGTGTTGTCGAACGCGTCGGGGCCCTTGTTGCGCTACGAGGTCACTGGCGACGCCAACCCGTACGATCTCGCCGCGGCCGGCGCGGTGTCGTTCTACTTCAACCCGTTCGCGTTGAACGGCGGTTTGAAGATCCCGGTCAAGATCCATCCGCGCGTGCCGCCCGGCACGATCATCGGCTGGGCCGAGAACCTGCCGATCCAGTACCAGTCGAACGAGGTGCCGAACGTCGCCGAATTGCAGACGCGCCAGGACTACTACCAGATCGACTGGCCGGTGGTGACCCGCCAGCGCCAGGTCGGCGTCTATGCCGAGGAAGTGCTGGCGGTCTACGCGCCGTTCGCGATGGGCGTCATCACCAACATCGCCAACGGCTAACCGGGTCAATCCACAATGACGCAGTGAGACGGTGAGCTTTTAGCCCACTCCATAAACTTCGGACGTAGGGCAAACATCGCGGGCACTCTCAAACCGTCATCCCGGCGAAGGCCGGGACCCACCCTTCCGAGGCACGATCGTTTGAAAAGTGGATCCCGGCCTTTGCCGGGATGACGACCTTCTTCGTGCCGTCGTGGTGGACCGTCTTCTCGCTGCCTCGCTGTCTCATTGTGAAATCTTTTGAGGATGACTTTATGGCGTATGGCGATCTGACGACACTGGCCGATGTGAAGGCCTGGCTGCAGACCGGCCAGAACCCGTTCCCGGCGACGGACGACGCGCTCCTCCAGCGCCTCGTCACCGCCGCCAGCGCCTTCATCGAGACCTGGCTCGGCCGCCCGGTCGCCTCGGCCGATTGGCTCGAGGTACGCGACGGCACCGGCGGTCAGCTGCTCGCCTTTGCCAACATCCCGGTCACCGCCATGCTGTCATTGTCGATCGACGGTCTGGCGATCCCGCCCGCTCCCGAAGACGGCACCGGTTTTGGCCCCGGTTACACCTTCACGCCGACCGAATTGGCGTTGCGCGGCTATGTCTTCACGCGACGGCCGCAGAATGTCGTCGTCACCTACACCGCCGGCTACCCGACACCGCCGCCCGACATCGCGCAGGCCTGCATCGAGCTCGTCTGTCAGCATTATCGCGAGCGCAGCCGCATCGGCGAGGTGTCGAAAGCGCTCGGCACCGGCGAGACCGTCACCTTCTCGCAAAAGGACATGAGCGACGCCGTGAAGACCCTGCTGTCGCCTCACCGCAGCGTCATGCCGGCTTCGGGCTTTGCCCGCCGCCTCGCGCCGACCGCGACCGACCCCGCGCTGATCGGAGCCGCGCTGTGATCAGCCCATCGATCGAAGATCGCGATCTCGCCATCCGGCTCGACCGGCTGCCGTCGCGGCTGCGCGATGCCCTGGCGCACGCTCTCGACGGGCTCGGCCGCTCGCTGCGCGACCGCCTCGGTCCCCGCACCGGCGTGTCACTGACGATCGACAATACCGCCGACACCGTCACTGCAACAATCCGGACCGCCAGCGCCCCGCCAGCCCCCACCACAGCCCTCCCCCGCATGCGGGGGAGGGGGCTCAGGGGTGCCGCCTCGAAAACCCTCCCCCGCATGCGGGGAGGGCGGCGGCGCGTCAGCGGCGCGGGTGGGGGCTGCCGCCGCGCCGCGCGTTCCTCGCCGCCGCGCTCGACGCGATGGCCCCCGAGATCCGCGCCCGGCTCGCAGCCGCCGCGCAACAGGCAGTCGCGCCATGATCGCCCGCGAGCCGATCTACGCCGCGCTGTTCGATCTCGTCGCGGGTGCCGCCGGCTTCGTCACCGCCGAGCGGCGGCTGCGCCATTGGTCGGATGTCGCGCCGGCCGAGCAGCCCGCGTTGTTCATGACCCAGAAATCGGAGACCGGCGCGGTCAAGGCATTGGGCGCGCCGCCCGTCTGGAGCCTCGCCGTCGAGCTCTATCTCTATGCCCATTCGAGCGACCCGCATCTGTCGCCCGCGGCGATCCTCAACCCGCTGGTCGACGCCGTCGAAGCCGCGCTCGCCCCGATGCCGGCGACCGGCATGCAGGATCTCGGGCTGCCGTCGATGGTCCAGCACGCGATGATCGCCGGCAAGATCGAGACCGAGGAGGGCGTCCTCGGCGATCAGGCGATCGCGATCATCCCGATCGAAATCCTCTGCCTCTGACCGCCTCGCTTTCGCAATGAGACCGCGAGACCGCGAGAACAATGGACAAAACTTCTTGGTTTTCCTCCAATCCCCTTTGCCGGGCTTGTCCCGTCCATCCACGTCTTCACCTCATGGAACTCTGGGAAAGACGTGGGTGCCCGGCATGAAGCCGGGCACGGGGACAGTCTTCACCTCGCTGCCTCGCTGTCTCGTTGTGAATTTTCAAGGAGCCGACCATGGACACCGACGACACCGGCACCAGCGCCGCGCCGGCCGCCGACACGATCGAGACGCTGATCGAGCGCTGGTGGGAAGATCACTTTCCCGGCTCGCCGGTCGCGCAGGTGACACAGGCCTGGAACCACGCCTTCGCCGCCAAGGAAGAGCTGAAGCGTCTTCTGCAAAACGTCACCAGCAAGACGTGAGGTTCGACAAAACCGGCGTCCCGGCGAAAGCCGGGACCCACTGATCCGATTGCTCTGCCGCTGAAGGGTGGGTCCCGGCTTGCGCCGGGACGCGGATGTAGGGCAACGCCGTTTGTCCTGACCTCTGACCCCTGCATCCTGACCCCTGCATCCTGACCCCTGTTCCCTGACCGAAGGAGAACCCCATGCAACTCGCATTCGGCGCCGGCGCCCTGTGGGGAAACCGCACCGACGTTACCGGCGCCGGCATCGGCCCCGACCAGTTCGCCATCCTGCAGGATGTGCAGATCGATTTCGACTGGACGACCAAGGAATTGTGGGGCCAGTTCCAGTTCCCGGTCGACATCGCGCGCGGCCAGGGCAAGATCACCGGCAAGGCCAAGTTCGCGCGCATCTTCGGTGCGATCTACGGCGATCTGTTCTTTGGCCAGACGCCGGCGTCGGGCCAGCTCACCGTGTCGGAAAACGAGGCCGCCGCCGTGCCGGCGACGACGCCCTTCACGATCGCCGTTGCCAACGCGGCGAGCTATGCCGACGATCTCGGCGTCTATTACGCCAACGGCAACAATGCCGGCGGCCGCTTCACGCGCGTCACAACGCCGTCCGCCGCCGGCCAGTATTCGGTGAACCTCGCGACCGGCATCTATACCTTCGCCGCCGCCGATGCCAACGCCGCGGTCGCGATCAGCTATCTCTACACGCTCGGCGCGTCCGGCAAGAGGCTCGTCCTGACCAACCAGTTCATGGGCTACACGCCGACCTTCAAGGCGACTTTCTACACGACCAAGACGACGCAGGGCGCCGCCGCCGGCTTGGCGCTCGTGCTGAACGCCTGCACCGCCGCGAAACTGTCGCTGCCGACCAAGACCGACGATTACGAGATCCAGGAATTCGATTTCAGCGCCTTCGCCGACCCGACCGGCACGATCGGCACCCTCTCCGCCGCCGAATAACCCGAACCCCGCGACAGCGAGACAGTGAGAAAGGGCCAGACTTGTCTCTATCGACAGAACGGCTTTGGTCCAACTTAGGTCACGTTTTAACCGTCATGGCCGGGCTTGACCCGTGGGCCGTCAGCCCACGGACTTGATCCGTGGGCATCCACGAAAAACCCGTGGATCCCCGAGTCAAGCCCGGGCACTGGGTTGTGAGGCAATGAGGTAACTCATCGCCGCGCGTGTGAGCGCGCAGTCAAACCGCGAAGACACGCAAAAGCATCGTCGTCCCGGCCCACGGGTCCGCGCTCCGCGCGGCCCGAGGATAAACTCCGGCCGGGATCCACCATTCCGCGGTTCGGGACTCCGACCAGTGGATCCCGGCCTGCGCCGGGATGACGAACGGGTTGGCCTTCGCGTCCTTTGCGCATCCTTCGCGTCCTCTGCGCTAAAGCGTTTCTTTTTCCTCTGTGTCCTCTGTGTCTCTGTGGTGAATTTTGAGCCGCCCCGCGGCTCGCCCCCGATCTCGCTGCCTCGCCGCCTCATTGTGAACCCCTTGTGAAGGAGGCCCGATGAATGAAACGATCCGGCTCGGCGGCCGCGACTTCGCGTTGCGGCCGCTGACGCTCGGCCAGTTGCGTCACCTGCTCGACGCGCTCGATGCGATGGCGGGCATCTCGGGCGGCGCGCTGATCGACGCCGCCGCCCGGCTCGTCGCGGCCGGGCTCGCCGCTTCCCATCCCGAGTTGACGGCCGCTTCGGTGCTCGATTGCACCGCGAGCCTTGCCGAGCTCAACGCCGCCGTCGCCGCGATCCTGCAAATGGCGGGGCTCTCGCCCCAGGAGTCGGGCGCGGGGTTGGGTCAGGAGTTGGGCCCGGGGGAAGCCCGGCCGGTGGCGAGCACAAGGGAGCGTCCCGGGGCGGTGACTGGGGGAGCGCCCGCGGCCAGCTCGGCGCCCTCTACGGCGCCCTCGCCACCGGCTGCGGCTACACCTGGCAGGTGATCGACCGAATGAGTTTGTCGGAAGCCGGCGAGATCTTCCGCTACTGGGAGGACAACCCGCCGCCGCATCTGATGTTGCAGGCGATTGCCCGTCTGTTCGGCTGGCAGCCCGCGCGATCGTCGGCCACCGTGCCGCAATCCACACCGGCCGCGCTCGCCGACCTCGCCACCGCCGCGCCGCCCGGTCTTGTCATCGTGCCGGCCGGTTCGCGCGACGAACCGCCGGCGGTGTTCGACCTCGAGACATTGCGCGCCCGCGCGGCCGGGCGGGGCGTCCTATGAGTTCGCGGCCTGCGCTGGGGTGCGTTCTGCTGGCGCCGTGCGCACCGGCCACGGCTCATCGAAGCCGCGCGCCGAGGCTGCCGCCTGTGGCCGCGCCGCCGCAGAACTGACGGCGGTCTCGTGCTGCCTCCACCGCTGCTCGCGATGCCATCGGACAAAGCACGAGGCGAGACAGAACACCACGACGCTCCGGCCCGCTCGGTGCATGAAGGGGTACCGCGTCGAGACCAGCCGGCCGCAGCCGGGGCATACGCTGAATTCCTGCATGTCGCTCTCCCTCTTACCGAGGCGCCGGGCTGCGGCGCGCGGTCATGTGCCCGCTCATGTGGCGGTCGGCTTCCGCCGCCTTGCGGTAGCAATCGCTGCTGCAGCACGGGCGCCCCCTGAAGACCCAAGGTGCGTGCTCGGCGTCGCGCAGGCGCTTCGAGCAGACGCAAAGCTCTTCCATGGTTCCCTCCTGATGAAAGGACCACCGGCGGCATCGCCGGGCGTACTCAGGATCGGGTTTCGCGAGCGGTTATTTTGGCGGCCCACGCAAAGCGGGCGTCGCCCGAAGGTGAAATCGCCTTTAAGGACGAGTCCGCACACCCGCGCCGCGGTGGACAG